ATTTGCAGAATGTTGCTCGTAGTGAACCTGCCGACTTTTACAGTAACGCTTCAGCTGTAATGCAGTTAGAGGATCGTAGTTTCGCTAACTTGACTTGGACTAACTCGACTAGAAACAATCTAATTGCTTATCCTGGAACTGCTAGTCAAGACACAACTCGAACAACTGATGATGTGCCATTGGGTAACGGTTGGTATTCGCTATATCGACCTACAACTAGAACACCTAAATATGCGGGTAAGGCCGCTATTGCAGACCCTAGCAATTATTCTGGCTTGGGCAACAATGTTTACGAATTTTTTTATCGTGACACGAATCAAGCAAAATATAATCCTAATAATCTGACAACTATTGCTTATACTTATTCAGCTTGGGTTCAAGGTAATGCTTTACTATCCGCTAATGGTGGAGTGACTTCTGCTTTTACTCTAAAAGATTATGCAGGCAATCAGTTAGGCACTGCAAGCGTTGGAACTGTCACTGCTGCTTCAACTGCGACATGGAATCAACTTACAGGCACGGTTTCATATTCTGGAACTGGTATTCCTGTAGGCATAACTTTGTATCTTGGCTCTAACGGTTCAACAAGTCCGTACAGTTTTTTTGGAAGCAATTTTCAAGTTGAACAAGGAACTTCCCTACCTAACTATTTTGATGGAACATATAATCCTTACACTTCGTCAACTGCACCTTATGTTTCTGGCTCGACTGTCAACAATGTCGGTTGGAGTGAATTGCAATACAACTCATACTCAGGTTTGGTGACAAGTACTGCTGCTAGTGCGACACCTCAAGCAATAAACTATTTCGCTGATGTCAACAGTCAAAGTGTTGTCGGTGGCACTGGTATTCCTTTCATGGATCTAAATGTTGTTTACGGTGGAGAGAACTTGTATAACAGCATTCAGGTTGTTGGTATAAACGCTGTTTCTAATGCTTCGGACACTGCGTTGATTACACGCTATGGTTTGCGAGAGTATAGTCAGCAAGATAATTTGACTACTTCGTTGACTCGTACAGCTGAGATTGCAAGCAAATATTTGGATGCCTATAAGTATCCTGAGTATCGTGCAGAGCAGTTGACTGTCGCTGTCGAGGCTTTGACTACTGCACAACAAAACTTAGTTTTAGCGATAGAGCTTCGAGATGTCGTTCGAGTGCTATTCAAACCGTCTAATACAGGTTCGGTGATTGATAAGTATTACGAGGTTATCGGCATTGATAGTCAGGTTGACACTGAGAGACATCACATCACTTATCGAATCTCTTCACTAGAGAACCTTGGTTTATCGTTTTAGTTGACATAGTAAACTTGAGGTTTAGGAGACCTAATGACTGAGCCGAAACAACCGTCTAATCAAAGTTTGCTGTTGCAGATTGTGCGTGACATTGAAATCTTGAAGATTCAGAGTATTCAGATTCTTGATGCTTCTCGTGATCATGAGAACAGGATTCGTGACCTTGAAAGACAAATAAATCGTAACGCTTGGGTGCCTTCACTTATTACGGCTGTTGTTACTTCGTTTATCGTCTATCTGATTAGTAAAGGATTCGTTGCATGATAACCCCAGGCGACTATGACATCACCGCTTATCAAGGTGCAGACTATGACCAACTTTTTACTGTCACTCAGAATGGTACAGCGTTGAATTGGACTGGTTATAGTGCGAAGATGCAGGTGCGTGAGGCAGCCGATTCGACAGCATACTTGTTGAACTTGTCTAACGGTTCAGGCATAACTTTAGGTGGCACTGCAGGGACAATCCTTGTCAACATTAGTAACGCTCAATCAGCTGCAATCAGTTCAGGTTCATTTGCTTATGATTTGGAGTTGTTCGCTGGTAGCGGTCAAGTAACAAGAATTTTGCAGGGTGCTTTCAATGTGATAGGAAATGTGACCAGATGAGCTCGACAACGACTGTAACAGTTCAAGAGAACAATGTTTTAATCTCTCTCAGCAATGTTGGTATTCAAGGCATACCAGGTGTTAACGCTGTTGTTGCGGTTACAGCACCGATAACTAATTCGGGTTCATTCGGTTCAGCGGTTATTGGTATCAATCAGTCAGCATTAAGCCTAACTAAGTCACAGATAACAGATTTCACTTCAGGCACTGTCGCTTCGGCAGGTACAGCACAACAAGCAGGTACAGCCGTTTATGCAACGACATCAGGCACAGCAACATATGCGACACTTTCGGGAACTGCCGTGTCTATCTCAGGATCTATAACTAAAAGTCAGGTCAGCGACTTTACTTCGGGAACTGTCACATCTGCTTCAACAGCACAACAATCAGGAACAGCAGTTTATAGCTTGACTTCAGGCACTGCAACATTTGCAACAACATCAGGCACGGCCGTTTATGCGACAACCTCTGGAACTTCAGTATCAATCAGCGGTTCAATAACTCGAAGTCAAGTCAGCGATTACGCTACAGGAACAGTCGCAAACATTTCAGGAACAGTCGCACAAGCACAAGTTACTTCTCTAGTCAGCGATCTAGCGAACAGGGCTATCCTAAACGCTGCAAACACTTTCACCGTAGGAAATCAGATTGTTGCATCTCAGAGCGACACTGTCATGCCTCTTGTTTTGCGTAGAGCTTCAGCGACAGCGACAGCAAGCATCCTAGAGTTTCAAACTTCTACAGGTACAGCGATTGCAACCGTTGATGCTTCGGCTCGAGGTAACTTTCCTGCCGTTTCTGCAGGTTCAGCAGTAAACCTTGGTTATGCAACTTTATCTGTTATTCCGACAAGCATTTCGACTGTGGGTGCGGTAGTTCGCCAGATTGCTTCAGGTACAGCAGATCTACAGCAATGGCAAAACTCTTTTGGAACTAACCTTGGAAGATTCAACAACACAGGTCAGATTGTTGCAGGTGGAACTGTAGTCACAGGTAACGCTATGGTTAACTCTGCACCATACATTTCTTCACAGGGTGGTTTTGCTACAAGAATGTATTTAGATTCCACAGCTAACTCGTTCCAAGTACAAAACAATGCTGGTCTGATTCAAGGTGGTCGTAATGCTTTGGCTCAAATCTTTACAGGAAACTTTCAACCTGTGTTTACTGCTGTTGGTGGAACTATCCAATCTATTGCTACAGGTGCAAACCCTCTAATCACAATGGCTTCGGCTCATGGTTTAGCAGTCGGTGATTTGGTTACTCTTGCTGCAACTACAGGTGGAACATATAACGGAACTTTTGCGATTGCAACCGTACCTGCATCAACAACTTTTACAATCACAACTGCTCTAGCAACAGGTCAAGCATCACCTGCAGGAACTGTTTCCGTACCTGCTCAAACAACTATCGTTTCTCGAAGTGCAGGAACTATAGGTTTGATTGTTAGAGGTGCAAGCAGCCAAACATCAGACTTACTACAATTTCAAAACTCTGCAGGTGCAACCGCTCTATCTATAACTAAAGATTCTTGGATAACAATTTTCAACTCGACAGCACCAGCATCCAATGCAACATCGGGCGGATATTTGTATGTTGAAGCAGGAGCACTAAAATATAGAGGTTCATCAGGAACAATAACAACTTTAGGAGCAGCATAATGTCTGAATTTGATGTGTCAAAAGAATACAAGCTACAAACCCTTACTTCACGCTTAGAGCAGTTGAACCTTGAAGGCTGGCATAACGAAGAGGGAAGAACTGTTGCTGAAGCTATCGGCAATGCTGAAGAAGTGGATCGTTGTAATGGAAACATTGCAATCATCAAGTCTGCTATTGTTGCGGTTCAAGCACAGTTAGATAATTTAGCGTAAAAGTTGTTTTGATAGAATTGCTTTATGACAGCAATCTATTTTGAACCTTTCTCCCCTAAACTTCGTGGGGATGAGTTCGGCAATCTAGCACCTTACAGGAATGGCAGACCGCATAGAGGTCAAGACTGGCATCCTGCAGAGAAGTCACCGATTCACGCTATAACTGACGGCACAGTTTTCCTAAACGAATGGTCAGATGTTCTCGGATGGTTTGTTGTGCACAGTGCCAAAGATGGCATGTTCGTGCTTTACGCTCACCTGGCTAAACAGTCAGAGCTGAAGAAGGATGACAAAGTTGTTGGAGGCAAGACTGTTATTGGTTTAGTTGGTGGCGGTAAGAATACTCCTAGCGGTTCAGCATCTACAGGTGCACACCTTCACTTGAGCATTGGTAAAGCAAATAAGTCGTGGAGTAATCCTGCGATTCATCTTTGTGCTTATGAGCAGTTAGTTGATCCTTTGAAACACATCTTAGAGAACACAGGTAAATAATGCGTATCATTCTTGACAGATTCAAAGCTGTTGTCGGTGTTTTATCTGAACTGGTTTGGCGTGGGTTCGGTATCTTCCTGTTTATTTTGGGCGGTTCGGCTGGTGTTGGTGCAGCGTTAACAGGTTCATGGATAAATGGTGTGCTTGTTGCTTGGGGAACGCTTATGTTGAGCGTTGTTGCTGCTATCGGTTACGCTATCGCCACTACAGGCAAAGTCTCTCGAGGTGATGTCGCTAAAGGTGCGATTGATGCTATTCAGAAAGCAGAGCAGGCAGAGGCCGATAAAAAGAGGTAAAAGGCTCGTACAGGGCATTGGAAGGCGTTTTTGACCCTAATCTTGCTCATACCGTCTCAGTCTTTGGCGTTGTTGAGGTGTTGTGCCTCCCCAAATACCGACTTCCTCATACATTCCACCTTTTAGGCACTTTTCCATTACAGGGCATTCCATGCAAATCTCTCGAGCCGTAACAATAGCCTGATTCCGTAGCTTAGAGTCACCTAGAGCACCGATGTCGTCTGGGAAGAAGATTTCGGGAACTTTCTCACATTCCACGCCACCTAAATCTGTTATCGCTTCATGTAGATCTAGTGTGATGCGGTTTAGTTGCATGTCAGTGGCCATGTTTAGAGTTTAGTTATGACTAACCCTAAAATTCAGCAAATACTCGACAAACAGACTCTTCTCGGTAATTTTGAGAATCAATCCCCTGAATGGTATGAACTTCGTAATCGTGCAGGCGTTATTTCAGGCAGCGAAATCGGCACAATCCTAGGACTCTCACCATGGACATCAGCAGTGACTTTGTGGGCTGAAAAGACTGGCAAGATTGAACGCTCAGTTGCACCTAACATTGCGATGAGGTTAGGAACTCTTGTTGAGCCTGCTATCCGTCAGCTTTACATTGAGTCACATCCTAATCATGTTGTTGAAGAGGTTGGAACTTATGCTTCCAAACATTTTGATTGGATGCACGCTAACCCTGATGCGATTTGCCTTGATGATGAAGGTAACGGTTATGTGCTTGAGATAAAGCACACTGCAACCTATTGGGATAGTATTCCTGAACACTATAAGGCTCAAGTGTTTTGGTACATGTATGTTTTTGATTTGAAGAAAGCAGTTTTTGCTGTAGTCAATGCAGGCAGATATAAAGAGTATGAACTTGTTTGGGATGACTTCGAGTTCGCTGCAATCTTGCAGGCTGTAACAAAGTTTAGATCTTATGTTCTCGACAACATTCAACCTGACTGGGATGGTAGTGAGTCAACTTATGAGACTGTTAGACACTTATCGCCTGGTATTGAGTCTCGTGATGAAGAGCTTGGAACTCTTGGTGTCGAGTTGATGAACGCTCAAACAGATTTCGAGTCTGCTGAAACACATTTGCGTGAAATGAAGTCAAGGGTTATCAGTGCGTTGAATGGTGCAAAGAATGGCACGATTGACGGTCAGGTTGTTGTCACATTATCTCAGCGAGCAGGTAACGCTCCATTCCTAACAATAAAGAAAGCGAAATAAACATGAGTGAAACTAATGCAAGATATCTGTTTGACGGATTTACTTTCGGTCCTGATGGAGATGTTGAACTAAAAATCTCGATGATGAAAGAACACGGTTTTGGACACACATCACAGTTCTGCATTGAACTAACACCTAAAGAGCGTAAACAACTAATAAAGTTTTTGAAAACTGTTGCAGAAGTAGAGGATAACTAATGGCGATGTTTGACCTTTCACAATATCAGACTGCACAAGAGCGAATCGACCTATTTTGGGCGAGGTACCCTAATGGCAGACTAAACATCGAGCTAGTCTCATTCACACCTGAGCAAGTTGTGTTCAAAGCTGAAGTTTATCTAAACAAAGATGATGTTGATCCTGTGACAGTTGACTACGCTGAGGAACGCTTAGGCAGTTCACCTGTAAACAAAACATCATTTGTCGAAAACTGTTCGACCAGTGCAATCGCCAGAGCAATTTCGTTACTTGGGGGAGAGTTCAGTCCTAAAGGTAAGAGGCCTAGTGCCAGCGAGATGAGTAAAGTAAACAGGCTCAATGAACCTGCACCTGCACGAAACTGGAATGCTGCATTAGATAACATCAATGACATTGAAGGCCTGCGATCTCTCTACAATGAGGCTAAACAGGGTAAAGCACCTACTGCTATTCTTGAAGCAATCAAAGGGAAGGCCGATGGAATCACTGGAGCTGCTAAAGCAAGTTAACATTCTTTCGGCTCATGTCAGAGAGTTAGCAGAGTTGATTGCGAGCCTGCGTGATGAACCTGTGTTGCGTGGCAAGATTCTGGTGCGGTTGAATGAGCAGACTTTGAGGCTCAACACACTTATTGCTCACATGAATTAGGTGTTTCCGCTGTAGTTGTGGTTAGATGTTTCTTACTAAGTAAGGACAAAACATGACTGTTTCAAAAGATAACCCTGAACACATTTTCAAGCCATGCGTTTGGTGTGCCATCCCTGTCAGCCTAAACCTGATTCAAAAGCGTATCGCACGCAATGCACCTAACCCTTATGCCTGCCGTGACTGCCGTGATGATCGCATAGAAATACAGCGTGATAAGCGTTGGAGGCATAAGACTCTGGGCATTATTGTTTGCAATCCTTGGCCTTATGAGTTGGATGAGCTATGGCGACCTATAACTGATGACGGCGACCTGTATCGACCTGGTGAACGGATTTGTGGGTTGAAAGATTGTGTCAGGTTGGTGCATGTTATACCGCCTGAAGTGCCGACTATAAGTGACACGGAAATGATTTTGTTGATGCATGAGATGCGTGGACATAACCCGAAAGCGAGGGTTCGCTGATGGGCTATAAAGAGAGTGACCTTGTTTGGAAGCATAGTCAGGCAACAAGAATAGATAAGTTCGTGTTACTTGCTATAGCCAAAACATACAACAAGGGCAAGGGAAGTTACCCGAGTCAATCGACTATCGCCAAGATGTGTGGTATTCCTGATGCTCGAGGTGTTCGTAGATCGTTGCAGCGTTTGATGGATTTGGGTGAACTTGTTTGGGTTCGTGGGAGTAATAATTCGGGCAAATCTAATGTTTATTTCATTACTTTTATTGAGCAGGATGTTGCCAAAATGACCGCTATGAGTGATACCAAAATGACCGCTGTAAATGACCAAAATGACCGCTATACCAGTGACCAAAATGACCCCCTATTAAATAAAGGATTAAATAAATTATTAGATGCAAAAAAACTTTCTTTTGATTCAACTTGGCAAGGCGATTTTATGAAGAGTGTTTGGAGTCGTTATGAGGGTAGGTTGTCGGTGTTGCAGGTTGTTGAGTTGATTGAGTCTTTTGAAAAGAGTTCTGAAAATGCTAATGCGTATACCGAGGATGTTCGTTTGACTTGGTTTTGGAAATTGTGCGACACTGCTGCTTCGCAGGCTGAAAGGGAAGTTAGTTGATAAATCAAATTTTTGTGGAGAATTGTTTAGAAACTATGAATCGCATGCCAAATGGCTTTGTTGATTTGGTTGTGACTTCCCCACCGTATGACAATCTAAGAGCGTATAACGGTTATAGTTTCGATTTTCATTCTGTAGTTGATCAGTTATTTAGAGTTGTAAAGCCTGGTGGTGTTGTTGTTTGGATTGTTGGGGATGCCACTGTAAATGGCTCTGAGTCAGGAACTAGTTTTAGACAAGCATTAGGTTTTGTAGATGCTGGTTTTAGGTTGCACGACACAATGATTTGGCGTAAAACGAATCCGATGCCAAAGGTAAAAACTAAACGCTACTTCGATGTTTTTGAATACATGTTTGTTTTCAGTAAAGGACAACCAAAATCTTTTAATCCAATCATGCAGGCTACCAAGCAAGGTGGAAAGATATACAACTCAACGGTCAAACAAATTACAACAGGTATGGAAAGGACTCAAAAGACTTTTGTTTTGAATGGTGAAAGGTTTAAGGACAATATTTGGGATATTGCTGTTGCCCAAAATAAGACTACGCACACTGCTGTTTTTCCAGAACAAATTGCATATGACCATGTTTTGTCATGGAGTGTTCAAGGCGACATTGTTTATGATCCTTTTCTTGGTAGTGGAACTACTGCGGTTGCCGCTTTGAAGTTAGATCGTTTTTTTATTGGTAGTGAGATTAGTAGTGAATATGCAGAAATATCAAAAAAAAGAATAGAAAAGGAAATTGGATTATGGAGTTAAAAAATAGAAGAGAAATAGTAAATCTTTTGAAGGATAAGTTTTTTCCTTTTGATTATGGTGTTTGGCAAGCAGATGAATTACTGGAACAAGTTTTTGCTGTAATTTTGAACCCTAATCACTGTGTTGGAGATGATTATGTCGATG